GTCGCAAATATTGTCACAATTAGTGACAGAATGGTGACTTTAGAATTCATTTATCAGACAATAAGAGGTGAATTTCTGTGGTTTGCAGAGCTTGATGAACTCTTTGTATTTGGTGACGTTGTTGACCACTTGGCAACCAGCTGACCACCAACCAATGGAAGTGCCCGATGCCTTGCTCAAGTCGTATGTGTTGGGATGAAAGTTGATGCCGAAGTATCCGGTGTCGAGTGTGCCTTGCTCTTCGCTGTTGTCATCCTTGTCGGTATCACGATACACCTGTACAGCGGCTCCAAGCTGGAGCAATGCATCGACCTTGCCATTGTGCTTGCCGAACTTCCAAACATCATAGTACCATTGGTCGGATTTGAGCACAGCTGCGCCCTTCTTGTTGACCTTTTCGAACTGCTTGAGAGTCGGTGTTCCTGGATTGGTGGTGCCAGATGTCACCCAGATGAACTCCTCGCCATGGAATAGGTAGAATTTATCATCGAAGCTGTTGGCTGTATCCTCATTCGAGCGCACTCCGAGAATCCAGTGCCCTGATGGAATGCCAATATAGTTGTGAAGTGACTTGACTCGCTCGAGTAGTTGCTTGTCGTTATACGTTTGGACCATCTTTTATTGTTTTATTCCATACGGTGAGCCCGATGGCAGTTGCTGAGTAGGTGAGCAGCCCGACAAACACGAACTCATGCACCTTAAATGGCTTGAATAGCGGCAGCAGAGCATACAAAATCGCCATCCAAAATGATGTGAATGCGCTCAATCGCTTCATGGACCACTTGCCGTTAGGCTTGAGTGTGTCGTTTATTAGTTTTTTTATCATTTGGCAGCACTGCATATAGTCTCTCAGGTAGTTCGATTCTTGTGTTGGTAGCTTGTCGATAGCTCTGCTCTTTGTAGCAGTCATACAATGCGGTCTCAACCTTATTGAGTCGGCTGTCAGTGTGCCACAACCACAAAGCAAGCACCCCAGTTACTCCGTATTTTTTTATGATGGTAACGAATTCAGTCATCAGATTACAAGCATTTGGTTGTTGTATCCGTTGTTGCGTGGATATCCGCAGTTCCAAACACCATCCATGAAGCAATCACCGATGCACTGGGTGCATTCGATTTGTGGGCGAAGGTCGGTGTCACGATTCTCATGGCTGATGAAGATGGGATATTCAGCACGATTCTTGACCAGGTATCTGATGAGACGCATCTCAAAGAATGCAGCCTTCTGAGCGAAGTGCTCCATGCCGAATGCAACCTCGCTGCGAGATACGCTTGAGCTGTTATCGCCAAATTGAGTCTGGAGTCCTTTGTTCTTGAGTTGATAGGTCAAACCAAAGACAGCATCTTCAGCAGACCTCCAAGCGATGACTGGCTGAATGAAAGCCACGAGCTGCTCTTCTTCAGGTGTGAGAGTCTGATCGTTGTATGCCTCGAGCAAATGGTTGTAGAATACGGTGCCCAATATCGGCATCACTCGGAGCTGTGCTTGAGTTGCCACATATGGGAACACATCAGTCACATCCACATTTGCTGTGATGGGTGTGTTGGTCTTGAGATAGGATTCAGTGATAAAGTACAACATTACGCTTGAGGTGTTTGAGTTTGTGCTGCTGCTGCTTGAGCTTGAGTAAGGTCACCACCTGGTATCGGTGGAAGTGATGCGAGTGCTCTGACCTCATTGGTGGTCATCTGCTCGAGTACCTTGGTAGCAACCAATGGGCTGAGTGAGTTGAGTGCGTCAGATGTCTTCGATGCATCTCCTTCGATTTCAACGATGGTCTCATTGATGATTTGGAAGTTGTTGATTGTGAAGTCTGCGTTGATTTTGGCAATGCGAAGGATGTCATTGAAGATGTCAACCACTTGCTCACGCAATGGCATCACGACATTCTTTTCAAAGATGACATATGCTTGCTTGATATCGCTACCAGAACCAAGTGAACCAGTGGTGCGGACACCCATCAAGATTGGGTCGATGGTATGGGCAAAACAAATCTGCTCGGTGTTGAGTCCAGATGCCTCTTGGAACATCTTGTCATTTTGATTGGTTGGAATGCTCTCAATCTTTGGGAGCTGGTCTTGTGAGTTCGCAAAAAATGCGACAGCCTTACCAGCGTTGGCGGCTCCCTTCATCTTGTCTATCGTGTTTCTCAAGACGTTTTTCTCCTCTTCGCTCTGTGGTCGCTTCGGGAACATCATGGCAAATGAAGGGAATACGCTGTTCTGAATGTTTGATTTTGCGAAGTAAGAAAGTTCGCCAGAGAGATATGCAAAATTTAGTGCGGATGTGTATTTTGGCAGCGGATACCACTCCTGGCCCAAGCACTCAACCTCATATACAAACAACTGACAACGATCAGTGCAAGTCGGATGATATCTTTTTATTGGCATCACATCAATGCGACTGCTCCAGTCATCACAAACAAAATAGCTTTCTGGGTCTCTACCTCTTCGCACTTTGTCTGGAGATACATTCTCCATGCGAGTGAGCTTCATCTTCTCATCGAAGTAGAGCTTGAAGTATACACGATTGTGCACAATCAATTGCTCGGTTGTGATTCTGACTGTCTTTTTTAGTTTAGATTTCTTCTCAAATGTGTACAATTCAAGAAGCTCTTGAGGTGTGGTTGTAGTTGTTTTCAGCTCAATCCCTCCACCAACTACTGCATTGGTTTTGTAGTCCACTATGGAACCATGCAGCGGAGATGAGTACACAAGCTGATTCAATACGCTTGGAAAAAGATTCGAATCCCCGAATGGAATCCAGCCAGTGGTCTGGTGTCTACCATTTACATAAGGTAGAGATAAATTGCCAGCGCCAATGTTGAGGAATGGTGTTGAGAAAGACTGATATCCCTCTACCATCTCGGGTGCTTTTTGCTGTGATGTTCTGAATCGGTCAAATATGCCCATGATTAGTCGTAAATTGATGTTGTTGATGCGCCACTGACAACCATTCTGCCCTCCTCAATGACCACTCCAGTGGTGTCACTGATTTCTGTTGGCGGTATGGTTGATTCATAAACGCTGTATGTGTATTGCCCTTTCGTTAGCTCGACATCAACGGGCTCATCCAAATAGAATAGGTTGAATCGCTCTGGATAGTCGGAGTCATCTGGTGCTGTGAAGAGAATCGGGTCGGATGTTGGATTCATTTCATTTTGAAAAACGAACAAATAGTATGGTGAAGTAAGTGTCGACACCTCTGTGAGCGTCAGCACAATCGAATTCACCTCTCCTTTATTGATGTATATCATTATAGTTATATTGCAAATAGGTCAAAAAATGTTCACAAACAAAAAAAGCCACCCGTTTGGATGGCTCTTTAAGTAGGTTAATTCAGATTATGCAATGACAGCATTGACAGCAGCTGCTTCAATCTCGTATGCAAGATAGTCATTCTCCGCCACCAAAGTAACGGAATATTTTGAGCCATCTGCACGATTTTGGCCAGAACCTTCACCAACTGCACTCAATTGAAGGTATGGGAAGTACCAATATTTCCCGTTCATGTCCTTCACGATTGCGTTGAGGTATTGCTGACCAGCACCCAAGATTTTGATTGCTTGAGATTTGTCCTGGTCACGGCGATGGAACATCAAAGAGATGGTCGCAGTGACATAAGATGAACCATTCACAAGGTCAATTGCAGCATCCTCAACATAGCTTCCAGTGTTGCGACGTATCTCGAAAGGAGTATAGTCAGGAGCACCACCAGCTAAAGTGATTGTTTCAATAGTCCAAGTGTTGGTTGCATCCAAAGCAATGGATGAAATGTTGTCTTGCTGATTAATCCAAATCTTTTCGATGCCACCACTATTGTTGTCGCACGATTTTACGATTGTTTCTAAAGCTTCACAAGCCATAATGTTTTTGATTTATCAGTTTAAAAAAAAAGGGGGAATTTCACCCCCTAAAATATTTAGGCAGCTGCGTTGTAGAATACAATCTCAGCACCGTTCACATGAGTGAATCCAACTTTCATGTTAGCACGAGTACGGATAACCGGCTCAGCAACTGTGTCAGCTAAGTTGACAGCACGCAAT